AAACACTCAAAAGATGGTGTATAATTATTTATATTATGTCAATAACTGATTGGACTGGACTTATCCTTAGTGGATTATCTATTGTCGCAATTCTTGTAGGCGGTATTCGCTGGTTTATCTGTGCCGAAATTAAAAACCTGTCAAACGAACTTAAAAAAGACCTATCAGAACTCAAGCCTAACGGAGGGTCATCAATGAAAGACCAGGTTAATAGATTAGAAGAAAAATCACATAGACTAGAAGAAAAAATTGATAACCTTTATAACGTTCTTATAAACGAAGGTGTCAAGACTAGCAAAAATAAAAAATCAGAAAAAACCGAACTTTGATTATTAATATAATATATATAAACTATAATATATACTAATATATAAATATATAATATATAGCCCTTATCTCTATAGATAAGAGGGTATCATACTTTTTCAAATTTGTCAAATAGAAAACACAGAAATCCCTAAAATGGTATAATTAACCATAGAGCCAGTGTCTGATACTCTCTCTCATACCCACTTCAGGCACTGGTTCTCTTATTTATAGTGTATAATAATCTTATGACTAATACAATCCCCGATAATTTTGGAGCAGACCCAGCATTTGTGCAATGGAAGGTCGTTCGTGGCGATACCGCCAAAATCCGTATTGAATTCTACCAAACCAACGGAGAGACACTTTACGATATCTCTACTTGGACTTTCAAGAGTTCTGCCTATGACCTAAAAGATGGTGGTTTTGATTTATTGACAGTAACTGCTGGCACTGGATATGTCGATATCACCGCTCCTGCATCACTAACAAAAACATGGGGTACTGGTCAGTCAACTGTTGTTACCGAGATGTCATTTGATTTGCAAGTAACCATCAGTTCTGAAATTTGGACACCAGTTATTGGTAAGATTACCGTACTTGCTGATGTGAGCATTAACGCCTAATGCCTACCTACTACTCGCCAGCAATCTTAGGGCAAGTTGTCCCTAACAATACCAATGACGTAATTATTAAGATTATTAATCAGGGTCAAACTCCAACAATTAGACTTATTCCAATGCCAGGAGCCAAAGGCGATACAGGTAGCCAAGGAATTCAAGGAATTCAGGGAATTCAAGGAATCCAGGGTATCCAAGGACCAGCAGGTGCTTTGGGGAACCTAAATGTTGCTGGCGGTCTATCCTATAACTCTGGCACAAACACTATTACTCTTTTAAAAGTAGACGCAGGTGAAATCTAATGGCTAATATTGTTAAAATTGTTCCTAAAACTATTACCCCAGCAGTTGTGAAAATTGCTGGATTGGTTGGTCCATCTGGAACTTTTTCAAACACTACAGCCCCAACACATAGTTATGGACAAAGCGGAGACACAGTAGTTATGGTCGCATTCGACTCGTCATACTTTTACTACTGTACTGCTAACTATGTAAATAACTCAACAAACATCTGGAAACGAATACAGTTCCCATCCACTACTTGGTAGTGCTATAATAGATATCGAACAAAGGATTTATGTATGAAAATTGCGGTATACACAATTGCTCTTAATGAAGAAACAAATGTACAGGAATGGTATGATTCTGCTAAAGATGCAGACTACCTTTTGATTGCCGATACAGGCTCAACAGACAAGACTAAACGTATTGCTAAAAAACTTGGTATTAAGGTAGTCGATATCTCTATTAAGCCTTGGCGTTTTGATGATGCTCGCAATGCTGCCCTTGCCTTGCTACCAGATGACATTGACATGTGCGTATCTCTTGATATGGATGAAAGATTGTCAAAAGGTTGGCGAGAAGACTTAGAATCTATTGACCCAAGTTTTACTCAACTACAATATAGGTATGTATGGTCTTGGAGAGACCCTAAATCTAGAACACAACCGCAGGTCGAATATCTACTCAATAAAGTACATGCAAGACATGGATATAGGTGGAAGCATATTGTTCACGAACTACCTGTTCCAGATAGAAATGAAAACCACAAAGAAGGTTTGCTAGAAAAGTTTCAGATTTATCACTATTCAAATCAACACGAAAATGTAGGAAGATATTATGATATGATTCTAGATGCTTTTAAAGAAGAAAAAGAAAATATAAGATATTGGGTTTATAGAATTGCCTCTTTAATGGAAACAGATAAAGATAATGCTAAGAAATTAATATTTGAATATTTAAATAAATTTAAGAATGAAATAATCTCATCAGAAAAAGCAAGACAATATAAAAATTTATTTGTTTGTACACTAAATAAAAAATATCTATATAAGGCTTATAAACTTGAGCCACTAGAAAGAGAATTTTTAATAGATATTGCTATGGTTGCTTTTATAGAAAAGAAATATAGAAAATGTAAAAAATATTGTAAAAAGGCTATTGCTATTAAAAAAAGAAAATTGGACTATCAATATAAAGAGTATGTTTGGGGATACCTTGCCAAAAATATGTTATATGTTTCCAACCATAATATGAGATTTAAAAATAGAAAAAATAAACTTTATCTAAACGTCAATTCCATGACATCATCTAGTTTTGACCTATTTAAAGACTAAGTTGTGCTATAATTAACGTATGGCTACTCAAATTGGTACAGGTACAGGCACAACGCTTGCCACATTTATTCCAGACTTAGCGGATACCGCAAATGTTCAAACTGCTCTTAAGCAGTTATATTATGGAACTACAAATGCAACTCTAAGTCAGACTACTGGAATATATGGTGCTCTATACACTCTTTATACTGGTAATCCAACTCTTTCTGGTAGCCTTACTTTGGGTGCTCAGTCTGTTCAATACCCAACACAACTGACCATTACAGAATCAACACATGCAACATCTAGAAGAGCAGGTGTAAACATAGGCTCATCATGGCAAATTGGTCAAGACTCTGGTGGAAATGGAACAAGAGATTTTTTTATTTATGGAAATGGTGCTAATAGACTAATAATTGCAACAGATGGAACAATTACAATTCCTGGCAACGTAGTTATTAATGGTACATCAACTACCATTAATTCAACAACGCTTAATGTAGACGATAAACTTATTGAGATGGGTGCTGTCACTTCTCCAACAAACACAACAGCAGATGGTGGAGGTATAAGTCTTTTTGGTACAACAAACAAAACTATTATTTGGGATAATGCAAACGCTAACTGGACTACATCTGAAAACTGGAATCTTGCAACTGGTAAGACACTTAAAATTAATAACGTTGACATTGCTTCTGGAACAGGTGCTGACCTAGTTCTAGGTGCTAACGCATCTACTACAATTGCTATTGGTGCTAATGGTGGTACCGCAACAATTCTAAACCCAACTGTAACATTGACAAATGCAACTGCACTTAATTTAAATGGTGCTACATCAGTCACAGTTGCAGGTTCAGCCGCCACAACTGCTAACGTTTTTAACACAACGCAGACTACAGTAAACGTAGGTCAGGCAGCCACCACTCTCAGCCTTGGTGCAACAACAGGAACTGGAAGCATTAGAAATGCAACTGTTACATTTCCTAACGCAACAGCAATGACTTTAGGAGCCGCATCTCCAACAATTACTTTTGGTACAGGTCCAACCCTGACTACAGCATCTGGAACAGTAACACTTTTCAATACTGGAGCAACTACTCTAACCATGGGTGGAGCAGCAACAACCATGACCATTGGTTCAACTTCAGCAGGAACTACTACTGTTCAGGCTGGTACAACCTTAAACCTAAATGCTCCAGCAGTAAATGGTAACGCAGCCACTCTTGCGTTATTTGCTACTCCTGCAACAATTACTGGTTTTGCCGCTGCAACATCACTAACACTTGGTTCAACATCTGCTGGAACACTCACAATAAACAATCCAACTATTGCAACCAGCGTTACTACTGGAACATTGGCTTTATTCAATACAGGTTTAACAACAGCAACAATTAACATGTTCGGTAGCGTAACATCTGGTACTGTTAATATTGCTGCATCAGCAACAGGTACAAAAACAATTAATATTGGAACCAGCACAGGAACAAACACTATTGCTGGTGGAACAAAATTTAATGGTTTAATTTCAACTAATGCGGCTGCACCAACTATTGCAAGTGCTGCAACCATTTCTCCAACTACACAAATAGTATTTGTTTCTGGAACAACTCAAATTGCAACTATTACAGCACCTGCACCTATTTCCACTACTGGTGGACAGATTACAATTATTCCAACAGGTGCTTTTACAACAACAACTACTGGTGGAAATATTGCATTAGCATCAACTGCTGTCGTAAGCAAAGCATTAATTATGACATATGATACTACAACTACTAAATGGTATCCGTCTTACTAAATAGTAGGAACAATTCTTACAAATCTTATTTGACTATTACTATAATCAGATAAATATTCAATAACTGTAGTTCCATAGTAACTATTAGAGTTTACTATTTTACCCTTTCCAATATAAATACCAGAGTGATAGAAATTGGTAGAACCATTATAAGCAAATACAACAATATCTCCTAGTTTTGGATTAGAGACTCTCTTGCCCACATGTGCTTGTTTGTTGGCGGAATGTGGAAGTTCAATCCCAAATTGCTTATATGTCCAAACAACCATTCCAGAACAATCCCAGCCATATATGCTAGACCCAGAAAAAACATATGGAGTTTTGTTTACACGATGAAATATCTTCATCAGTGTTTCTTTCATTTTGTTTGTATTTTTATTTATTTTGGCAGTGTGAATTAAGTTGGCTGTCATGTTGGTTGAATTAATTGAACTTTTGACATCCACCTTTGTAGTAGGTATTTCAGCGGCACTGGCTTGAGGGGTAACACAACCAGTCAGCGTCAAACTTAAAATTCCTGTAGCGAGTAATCTTTTGATTTTTAAATTATTCATATTTTCCTCCTTTAATGGAAAAACACCTTTTTGAAGGGTGTCGTATATAAATTATACCATGAATTAACCTAAATGTCACTATCATATGCTATAATTAAAAAATACAACACTTGAAAGGTGGTTAATCAATGTCTATTGATTTTAATTCATTACTTACCGTTGACGAAAGAACTTCGGTAGTGACACAAAGAATCCAGCAATTAGCAGTAGAGGCTTACCAGTTGAGCCTTAACCTGAATGTAATTAACGCACAGGAAGAGCCAAATGAGCAAGCACAAACAGAGATTAATAAAAATCTAGATTTGCTTGAGCAGATGATTTCTGTTTACAAACAAGAACTCGATTCTCTAGCGGTAGTTGAGGTGGCTGAGTAACATGCCAACTATGCAACAGAAGAGGGGAACTGCAAGTCGTTGGACTTCCACTAACCCTGTTCTGCTTGCTGGTGAAATTGGTGTAGAAACCGATACCAATAAAATTAAAATTGGTGACGGTACTAGTACTTGGAATAACTTAGATTATTTAAGTTTAGATACTAGAGATATTGCTTACACTCACACACAGAATGCAAATCTTTCTGTATGGACTATCACTCATCCACTTGCTTTTAAGCCAAATGTCATAATAACCGATTATAATGGTAATGTTATAGAATGCGATATTGAATACGTTGGCTCAAATCAAATTAAGGTAACACTGTCAGAAGCGTATATTGGATATGCGTATCTGTCATAGAAGGAGAATAGGCAATGTCTAGAAAATTTTTAACAGGTATAGATTTAAACAACAATCTACTGATAAACCCAGTGTTGAATAACACACATGCTTCAGCAAATACAGCAGGTTCGCTATATTACTCAGGAAGCAAACTAGTATTTGGTACTGGTTCTGCTACTGCTACCGTTGCTACTATGGCAGACACAGTTACCGTTGGTAGCACTGCCATCACAATTGGTTCATCTGCAACCACAATCGCAGGTCTTTCTTCTGTAACCTCAACAACTTTCGTAGGTGCTCTAACAGGCAACGCTACTACCGCCACCAACACACAAGGAACCCTTACCTTTGGTGCTGGTCTTACTGCTGGTGGTGCTTCATTCAATGGTTCAAACGTAACTATTACTGCAGTAACTGCCTCAACTTCTGTTGCTGGTATTGTTCAGTTATCTGACTCTACATCAACTACTTCTTCTACTGTTGCTGCTACATCAACTGCGGCTAAGGCTGCTTATGACCGTGGTAGCACAGGTGTAACTAACGCTGCTACTGCTCAAAGCACTGCCGATGCTGCTTTGCCAAAGGCTGGCGGTACTATGTCTGGTGC